GGGGTAATCAGCTTTGATTGTGATGTCTACCTGATCTGCCTTAGCCATGATGGGAATCGTATTGGTCGGATTCCTTAGCATTGGTAGGGTCTGTGCCAGGTATTGGTTGGCTGTGATTTGTGGAAGCTCTGCCAAGTAGTCTTCTCTTCCATCAGCACTCACCTTAACGCTGTAAGGTCCAGAGTTGTAGCTGCTGATGTCGATCCGGTAGATGGTAGGAACATTAAGGGTGTCGGAGGCGTTCTCACTTGGTTTGTAGTAGAGAGCAGGAAGGGTTGCTTCTGCCTCATATCCTACCCCAAGGGCCCACGGAAGGGATGTCTGGTTTCCATCCACCAGCACAAAGTACCGTTGACCAGCAGGTGAATCATCATCAAACTGGAGTGGAAGGTTGTTGACCAGGCCTGGATTCTGTGGATCCAAGGAAACAGCAACAGCAGTTCCAGTAAAGCTTTCAATATCTTCCTTAAAGCAGAGCTTGGTTTGATCAGTTCCAGACAAGTAGACCTTCACCGGATTGTAATCGTACAAGTCCAGTCTGGTATCCACATAGGTACCATCATAGAGCAACGCCCCGCTGGAGGACTCCGTGACCAGATTGATCTTGCTCAGGAATGGGGTTGGTTGGTTGGTGACAACGTACATGTGTTCATTGTCAAAGTCAACCAAAGAGATGGTTCCAGGAAGAATCCACTTGAACCAGCTGTTCATCAGAGCCTTGTCTTGACTGACTAGCCACCGATAGAGGTAAATAGCATTCCGTTCTTGTAGGGACAAGATGGCCAACGTATTGGAAATGGTGCTGCCCTTGAAGGAAATCACATCTCCTGGAATGTACGAGGGAATGGTTCTAGTGATCTCAACCGTCTGTGGCTTTGTGGAAGAGTCGGTGACCAACATTTCCCTGATGCTGGCGGCCCTGACCGTTTGATCCAGAATCATGAAGGAGTTGCCGGAATCCAACGGAGAGATGGTGGCATCCTGGCTGAACTTAGAAACCAGATTGATCTCAGCAGTTGACGGACTGAATGCCTCTGTGGATGTTTCTAGGATGTACTGAGCGTTGTCCGCAAACAGCATCAATCCTCGTGGAACTTGAAGGGCATGAGTCAGCTGAACTGGCTTCTGTGATCCACAAGAGATGTCAATCGGATCGCTATCAACAATGGTGATGACGGTGCTGGCAAAGAAGTCAAAGTAGCTTCCAGCCTGACTGCAAATCACGTTGTCGTTGCTGAAGAAGATCAGGCGATTCTTAAAGAAGTTGATGCCCGAAATCGGGTACCCAATGAAGGTAGGATTGGGATTTGTTTCCAGATCACCAACAACCCTTGAGTTCCAATACTGATTAGCAATCTCGTCTACGGTACCTGTTGCGGTACCCACGGCTGTGATAGTGAAGGTGTCACCACGATCGGACGTAACCACATTGTTTGTGGTGTAACCTTGTCCAGCACGAACAATCTTGATGCCATCGATTGCGTTTGGAAATGAATCAACAATCTGAATGCCTGACTTAGCAGGGTTGGTTCCTACCTGAGCGGTGAAGGCTCCGGTTTGAGTGATCTTTCTATTTCCAATAATAACGGCATTGAGGTTGGTAGTGGTAGCAACCTTCACACCACCAACATACCAGTCATAGCGGTAAGAGTAGGTGGTATAACTTCCACCACGAGACCCATAACTTGTAACAGGAACTGTATACCTGGAAACGTAATCCGTTGTGGAAACGTTTGTGGATGTAGTAGTGACGGTTCGAGTGGTAGTAGAGGTAACCTCAAGACGCAGGTCCTTACCAGTTCCACCAGAAACAGCAAAGCTTTCTCCAACCTGATACTGACCAAAGGTATTGTTGGTAATGGTAATGGTTTGAGGAACACCAGTGATGGTTGCTGTTTGGGTAACCGCTGTTGAATCCAGATTCCTAAAGGTGAAGGTGCCGTTTGCCTCACGAATAAGCGCGTGGGGCATTGTGGTGGCATCAAACTTCAGGGGAACACTTGGACCAATGGTTTCCTTCCAAACGCCTGCCCCATAGTTTTCTCCATTGCTGGTGACGAACTTCACATAGTAGTCATCACCATTGACAGTCTTGTCACCAGAAACCTTTAGGATGGCGCCATTTCTGAACTGCTTTGGTAGAACCGTGATCGATGGAACCTCATCTCTGTAGGCCTCCAATGCGGATCCAGTTGATCCTCCACTCGCTTTGATGTCAAAGGCAGCTCCATCATTCTTTGTGATGTAAATGGAATTCCCGATTTTTTCAGCAGTAAAGCCAGTACCTGTTGCATTGATGCCAACGCCAGTATCAGCGAACCCATTCAGAACGGTATTTAAGCCAACATGATTATTAGTTGTTGTAACTGTGTATGGAGTATTGTTAAGAACAATGGAATACTGCAAGCCTCCACCGATCGTGTTAACATTCACGAATGCGTAGTTAACCTTGGCAGCACTTGAAGTACCATTACCAGTGGCCATCTTGGTGACCACCTTCTTGTTCAACACAAAGTAGTAGTCATTGATCTGGAGCAGCTCCAGGTCGGTTGGGTTGGTATGGGTTGCGTAGGTGGTTGCTGATGCTGCTGGAGTGTTGATGGTCTTGGCTACCCCAGAATCAGCATCCCAGATCTTTGGCACACCGTTGGAAGCAAACTGGATGATGTAGCGTTCTTGATCATCTCTGGTGGCAAAGAACCACGCCGCCCCACCACCAGCTCCACTCAGTGCTCCAATGGCCTTCAAGCCAGGACGCTTGATCAGACCAAAGGCAGGGTCTGGAAAGTAGTTGGTACAGGATCTTAGCTGACCAGCCAACTTAAACGCATCTGCTTGCTGAGATACCCCACCAATCAGGTTGGGAATTTTCTGAGAAATAGTAGCCATCAGCGTGCCAGTGCCCGGTAAGGAGTGTAGGAGATGTAGTAGTTCTGTCCTGTTTCAATGCCAAACACGTTGGCTTCGGAGGTCTGGGTATCGTAGGACAGACAGTTGGCACGAGCCATGCCTTCATCTGATTCAAAGATCCGGAACTTCACAGCATCGATGTCCCCAGCCACTCGATCATAGAAGATGCGGGTCGCTTTGATCACGATGTAGTCCTTGAACACCTGTGGAAGATCTTCAAAGTCAAAGGCCCAGATCACATCACAATAGATCGTGGTGTTAGCGGGAAAGGTAAAGGTGTGACTAATCTTATCGTAGAGTCGGCCATTCCGCAATACGGTCTGGTATTTCTGTACGTTAGCAATCTTGTTGTCCGCAATCTGAAGAACGTTTGTCGGAACAGCAATGATGCCGCTTGCATCAGACACGAAGGGGTACTTGTATTCGGTGTTGAAGTTCCACCCTTCTCCTTGAACAGAGCGGTTGGCATCATCCAGGATGCTAAGTGCTGAGGCCACCTCTGGATTGAACGTGTCGAGTGAAGTCACCGGAGCCTGTCCGATGCCAGTCAGCATTTGATTAACAGCTTCAAGCTGCGTGGTTGCGAATGTCATTGGACGAGAGTCAGGGACGACTAAAGATAATAAAAAAAGGGGCCACCAATAAGGCAGCCCCAAATGATAACGGATAGAAGTGTCTATCAGTTAACGTTGCGGAAAGCACCGGCACAGGACACCCGGACAGGGCCAGCACCATAGGCCAGACGGCCCACGATCACATCACCCTGGTAGATGACCTTGGTATCAGCACCAGTGGTCTGAACCGAAGGACCGATGGCTTCAACCACACCAGCAGCATCACGATGGAAGATCAGGCCGCAGGCATTGGTGAAGTCGGTAGCAATGCCGTAGTTGTTGTTCTCACCGGTAACGGCAGCAGCATCAATGTTGGCACCGCTGGGCGAGCCATACTTGCCGAGGAACGGAATGTTGTTCGACTTGTAGATCTTGATGCCAGCGATCTCATAGAGACCTTCGCCGCTGTTCAGGTTACCCTGGGTGTTGCCGTACTCACGGTTCAGGATGTTGGTGTCAACCTGGCTGATCAGGGCGTAGTACTGACGGGGGCTCAGAACGGCCACACGACCATCCTTAGGAGCAGCGATCTCGTCCAGGCGGGCAGCGGCTTCAAAGAAACCGTCCACGAGGGCCTGAGCATCATACTCCTTGTTGGTACCCAGGTTCACACGGAAACCACCAGGCTCGCCGGTCACAGCAGCAGACAGTCCCGAAGCACGATCCAGAACGCGGAAGATCCGACGATCATAGAACTCAGCCAGGCTCTGACCGATCTGACGAGCGATAGGACCACGGATGTCATACTGGGCCAGGGTCTCGTTCAGGTCATAAACGAACGCAGAGGCAACCAGCAGGTCGTCCATTGCGATGGTGGTCTCAGCCACAGGCGGGTTGCCCGAACCGAGGATGGCGCTACCAGGAGTGTGGTAACCAGCCGAGATACGACCGGTGTGGATGAATTGAGCTTCCTTGCCGTTACGGAGGGTACGGTTCTGAACCAGACCCTTGGCAATGGTAGCGTTACGGAAAGCTTCATACACCTCACCGGTGAAGAGCTTCAGAAACAGAGCTTTAGTGTCGCCAGCCTTGTTAGACTGACCGAGTTGAGTAAGAGTTGCAGTCATTGTCTTTTAAGAAAGTAGGGTTATCACGTTTTCAAGTACTTGAGTTTTATCCGGATTTGAGGTATTCAGTTTTTGGGTAATACGTCCGTTGTATTGGGTATCCTCCGCAGAGGGCCAATACTCCAGTTCGAACTGGGTTTTTAACGAGGTTATCCCATCCTCAAAAGGTCGAGCTGGATTTGCACCAGCACTGAGTTCCAGTTGTCCTGGCTGCCTCTACATTGGGCTATCGACCTAGCGACCCCCAGGTTTGAGCTTCCAATGGATAGGCTTAGGGGGTGTTGTTTAATTTGATGGCCTACACGTAAACAAATGCCTCAGGGACAGCCAGAGGTGTAGGCTCTATTTAGTTGTCCGCGCCGAAAGGCAGCGGGACGGTTCACCATCCACCGGGAATCCATCCGGTGTACATTCGCCGTTACAAAGCCACGGACGCGGGCACTAGATCAGAGCAGATCTCCAGAAGCAGCCAGACGATCTTCAATATCCATACGGTATGCTGGATCGTTGCGGTACCTCGGATCACTAATGGCCTGAGCTAGTTCGGCCTGAGAACGGAATCCCTTGACGGAATTACGAACGTTCTTTCCAGAGACCTGTTGTCCTTCAAAGCCCACGGAGTCCTTGTATCGTTGGTTAAGTGCCTGAACAGCAAAGAAGATCGCATCCTTGTTTCCGCTGTTGACTACGTTGTCATACGCAGCAACTTCGGTAGGAGAAAGATTGTCTGCTGCCCAAGCAAGGGTTTGGTTGTATGCCTCGTTGCCACCAACAGAATTGATGATGGACTGGGCATCAGCATCCGTAAGCACCTGAGGAGGAGCTGCTGGAGCATCCTTAATGCTATTGAGATACGCCTCCACAAGTTTTTCGGAGGGCAGTTCCTTGAGCCGCTTAAGGGTCTCAGGCTTGAGCTGGTTGTTGTTGGAGTAGTACTCCTCGGATGCCTCCTTGAGGAACTGGGCCTCTTCCGAGATCTCCGGCTCCTCTTCGGTTGTGGCTTCCTCTTCCTGCTCAGAGGCTTCTTCTTCCTCTACCTCAGCATCCTCAGCGGGCTCAGGTTCCTTCTGTCCGAGTTTCTTTTCCAGCTCTTTGTAGGCCTTCTCAAGATCCTCAGCAGACTTGAACTTACCAGCATAGCGCAGTTCTGACTCAGCATCCTCTCGGGCCTGGTCATACTTGCGCTGCTCACGTTCCTGTTCTTGCTCGATTAGCTTTTCGCCAACATCAAGGAGACGAGCCTCTTCAGCCCGTTGGGCCTCCTTTGCATCAAGATCGTCAGTTGAATCGAAAGTGG